CGGACCATCTTGTCTGAACCAAAACAATACTACCGCCCGGCTGTAGCCTCTGTCGGGGGCCCCCAGTGTACCAGTCCCACGCATCGTCAAAACCCGTGTTCGACATCGCTGTCTGCTCCGAGTGTGGGTCATCTATAATCACCAAGTCTCCACCACGACCCGCTAAGTTCGAACCCACACCAACAGCATAGTACATCCCGCCCGATGTCGTGTCCCACCGACCGGAGGCCTTACTGTCCGCTGACAGATTAACAGAGGGAAAGATCTCTTTGTAATCGTCACTATCAATAAGGTTCTTGGTTTTACGACCAAAGTTCACGGCGAGCTCCGTGGTGTGTGTCGCCTGAATAATCTTCATCTTAGGATTCTTTCCCATCATCCACGCAGGAAACAAGAAGCTGGCAAACTCAGATTTTGTATGTCTCGGGGCCATGTTAATGATCAATCTCTTGAGCTCACCTTTCGCGACCCGTTCTAGCTTTTCAGCAATAATTTTGTGGTGACGACCCGCAATAAAATCGGGCCACATATTTTTTACAAAAACTAAAAAATCTTGTTGGCACTTTTCGTTTTTCTCAATTTGCGCAAGTCGTAACTTGAGCTTTGCCTCTTTCTCAGTCAGTTCCATCAGGGGTCCCTAAAAAATGCTTAAATTATGTGCATAATATGCACGGTTTTTGGGCAGTTAACAAGAACTCTGTTTTTTGCCTATTTATTGTGCATTGTTTCACGTGAAACATTGTGCGATTTTTTACGTAAATATTCGTGCGAAACATGGCCCTAGCTAACGTCTGCACAACCGCTGGTAGTGGTTATTTTTTTAAATTTTTTGGATCTGGGCCAACGTAAAATGACCCGATACGCTGGGGCCCCAGCACAAAAAACATGGCCAGCTGGCGGCGGATCTTGGCCAGCGGCTGGCGGATCTGGCGCGCTGGATCGTGCCCAGCTGGCGGCGGATCTAGGATCTGGAACCGTGAACCGTGCACCAGCTGGCGGCGGATCTAGGATCTAGGATCTAGGATCTAGAAAGATAACCAGCGGCTGGTGGATCTAGGATCTATCTAGGGGCGAAATTTTGACAGCTACGGCCAGCTATACGATTGACCAGCTACGCGGCACGCTGGCGGCGGCGTGATTAACTGGCAATTAGACACAAAAAAAGCGGCGCAAAGGCCGCTTTAATTGCACCAGCTGGCGCGGATCTAGTCGACCGTTTCAAATTGATCTTCTAGGCCTATTAATGGTTCATGCTTGCGCGTTTTCTGACGTACTAGCGACCGTTTTAATAACGTCTTGCGTCCAGTATGGCCGTCAGTAAATGACAACTGAAACGTCTTGACGCCGTTTTCTGGGTCTTCCTGAACGCTTATATCCAGCGCACCAAAGTTGTGGGAATTTACAGCGCTAAAACCTACTTTAATATTTTGGGTATTGTGCTGGATCACGCCAAACGACTTGTTGCCAGTCTTTCCGCCAGATCTTGCATAAGCGCAAGAATTGATATCAAACCATATTGGGTAATTTTTCATTTTATACTTCCTTTATCTGGATCATAGCGTTTTCGGTTTCTTGCAACGCTTCCAGATCATCTTCAGAAAGCGTATACTGGCTATGTGATACCGTCCAATCAACACGGCGGCTAATCTCTTCAGTTATCCAGTCTTCAACTTCTGAAATAGTTTTAAACCGTTTTTTAGTCGGATTAGTATCTAGCCAATCAACTGGATATGTTACTTGATATTCAATAGTCATAATATTTCCTTTTCATAGTTATGTTTAAATTCAAGTATAGGAAAAAATAGGTTTATTGCAATAGAATAAAAAAAGGCCGCATAAAGCGGCCTTTAGTGGTTCATATATAAATGGATCTAAGCGGCTACGGTATCCAATAACTGGCCAGCTTTACGTTCCAGATCCAGCCTATTGTCTTGATGCGGTATATCACGCGCTATAGCTGTTATAGCATTGGACGCGTCCCAGATAGTCTTTAATGGTTTTTGCTCTTCTTCACCATGCCTAGAATACGCGGCCTTAGCCATTCTAGCGGATAGGCCTACACGCTTTTGAAGAAATTTTAGCGCTTGCTCTTCATCTTCCGCTATTTGCGCATCTTGCGCCGCTTGTATACCGTCCAGCACTTTTGTGGTTGATCCATTGCTAAAGGATCTAAGAGCTGGCTGGGCTTCATCACTAAAACGTTCCGCCGCGAATTTGGTATGTCTAATAGTAATTTCGCTAAAATCTTCAACACCCCATGCGTAGCGATTTTGACAAACGCCGCGCATATACATAGTAGCGATTTTACAGCTCTTAGCGCCTACTTCACTATTTGAGATATAAAAACCCCTAAATACTAGATCAGGCTCACCGTTAGGAAGCTTGCCTATTTCAATAGGGTTCAGATCATCTACTAGAAAAATAAAAACGTCCCTATCAGATCCATAGATAGTAGTGCTCTCATTAGTAACTGGGGCAAAAGGATCATAGACGGCCATGCCGCTTTCAGATCCAGTTATATAACCGGGAATTTTAAACTTGGTAGCGGCGGCTATTTCTTGCACAGCGGCTACTATTTCCCAATCATATATGCGGCCATACTCTGATCCAGTAAGAGCTCTTAACTGGCCTTTTGTAGACTTATAAGATTTTACCAGCTCTTTATTTCTGTTTTCTAATAAACCCCATTTAACACAATCCGCTGCTAAGGGTGCTGGTAGATCACGCAAGTAGCCAGCTGGCGCACCAGCTAAACTACTGATCTGGCCAAAAGACCAATGAGTAGGAACAGCTTGATGCTCTTGTTTATTCTGATCAGTAAATTCAAGAGTTATCTTGCCTTGTCTTATATCGTTCTCATCTACATCACCGTTAATATGTAAATTCTTAACGTTAAGAACGTCCGCTTGCATCATCTGATAATCGTTAAATTTAAAATCACGCAACGCTTGCAAAGTTGTAAAGCGTTCATCTGCTGGCCTACGCGCCCAGTTTGAAGCAATTAACCCAGCTTCGCTACTAATACCATGAGTTAAAGCATCTGTTTTATATGTAAATTCGTTCATAGTTTTTTCCTTTGTTATGTTAAAAAAGCGGACTGTTTTACCAGCCCGCTTTATTTGTCGCATATATGCCTATACTTTTCAACAATTAATTTTTCAAAAAGTTATTTTCTTTCACGACGTTGTTTTGCTTCGATCCATAAAGACATAGTTACCGCTTTGTAATATTGATTTAATCGATCTTTCTCTTGCTGGATCAAGGCATCATATTCCTTAACAATGTGCTCTTTGTTGCCAGCGTCCATAGCGACTTTAGATCTTTTCTTAAATTCATTGATCTTTCCATAGGCGGCTATTTCAGCAAACCTAGCGGCGGCTACGCCAGTTTCAGTACATTGCTTGCAAGACCGACCTTTATCATAATCGACTAACGGTTCTGGGCTGTTGCCCTCCGCCCAGCCAGATTTTTCATCTGGTAATATGGGCTCTTTGCAAAATACACAATTATGTTTTACTTCTTTAATATCTGTCATAGTTTTACTCCTTTGCATCTATTGCATCTTCAATAACTTGTTTAAGTTCTAGTAAAATGGCTAGAGTAAACTCATCTCTGATGAGATACTTTACCTCATGTATTTTATTTTTCTGCATAATAATTTTGTCTTCATTAGTCATAGTTTTACTCCTTATTAATGTAGCCATGATTTATTTTCCATTTGGACGCCGTATCATCTATAAATTTAAAAGCGTCTTGAATAGATGAATTAAACCATTTCGATCTATCCCTACTTGGACAATCTTCGTCGGCGTGATCTGAAACAGTTTGTAAATGATTGAGTGCTAATTTTAAATCAAATAAAACTTCATCATGTTTAAACAAAAGCTCCTCATATTTATCTGCCATAGTTTTACTCCTTAGTTAGTGACAATCTCTTATACTATACACAATAAAAAAGGCCAGTCAATTACAACTGGCCTTTTCTTTATTTACGGCGGCGGCGGTCTATTCTGCTTCTGTATTCATCATACTTTGATCCATACATAAGACGGCCGAACCAATCAATTAAAAATAAAATCTACCTCACCCCCTTTCAATCCCATAGATCCCAAGCGTCACACGCTTCCAGACGTAAAGGGGTCTTTCTACCTTTTACGCCATGAAGAACCAGCCTACCCTTAGTTTCAATCCACAGTTTTGCTCCGCATGGTCTTGGCCGATCTGGCCTGTAAACCATACGCGCACCAGTTCGCAATTCTACTTCCATACAATATTTAGTCTGCGTTTTCTGGCGCCTTGTCTTCTGATCCCAATATTCATACTCTACACGAACTACGGGCTCACGTTCTTCACGCTTGGCATTACGCTGTATGATATTTTTATTTATGTGAATAATTTTCATCACTCACCCCCCAAGAACGTACCAGACCCATCATAGGATATTTTAGAAATATCTATTTGCTTTAAAATATTGTAGATCTCCAAAGCATCAGTTAGCTGGCTTTCAGAACTTTTATATTTTTCAAAAATCGTAGGGTTAGATAAAGTCTTCATATCTATCTCAGCATCTTTACTTACGGATATTTTTTGTAAGATCTTTTTGAGGTCTTCTTCTCTTACACACAGACCCTCGAACTCAATATTATAATAATGTTCTCGTTTTGTCATAGTTTTCTCCTGTCTAGTTAGTGACAATATCCCATAGATAAACTATCAGACAGGACAAATCAAGGAAAAAATTTTATTCCATTGAAAAGGCTGTTTACCTTTGAACTCTGGTTTAACCTTATCCAGACCGTCCATCTTCAGATCAACAGCGTCAGATCCTTTAAACAAATAGATCTCTGCTACATCAGACGGCGTAGGTTGTTTCTTTACCAACACCCAACACGAGCCCTTCCCGTGTCTGGTTAGCCACGCTACTTGTGACGGACGTAGATCTACTTTATTGGTGGTGGTATATTTAAGCTCTACAAAATGAAAAGCACCCAGCTGGTCACAGATCAACAGATCTGGAATACCAGCGCCTACCCAGTTTTCAATTCGTGTTAGGTTCAGCTTGTAATTCGACCGACTCGCCGCTTCCTTTACTTGTTTGTAAAATCCGCTCTCTCGCTTTATTGCGGTTACTGGTATTTTCTTCAGGTGTGATGTCGATTGTGACTGGGGCATAACTATTTTTGATCTCCTCTAATGCTTTCATTACTTCCTCCTTAGACATACTGTCTATGCTCCCGTGTCGTATTTCTGATTTATTCACATAAATATCCCCTTGCGCCATGCCTCTGGCTTTCTCCGCCATGACAGCCGCAGAGTAAGCACCGTTCTGAAGCGCCAGATCACGGATAGTTTGCAGATCACGGATATGCCTGTGAAATGTAATCCCGTACTTCTCGTCCAGCTCACGCCTATATTCTTTAATTGCATGACATACGTGTGGTGATATTCTGGGGTTAGTGAGCTCATATGCTCTAGTATGTGCAGATCCAACAGAGTATCCAGCATTGATAGCTGCCTCTCTAAATGTTATCTGCCCGTCCTTACTCACCAGCTCTTTCACAAACAATTCTTGCTTTCGAGTTAAAGGGCTATGTATATCCGCTGGTCTTCTACCGCGTGTTTCGTATTGTATTCCTGATTTAGTGGGTCTGCGTCTTGCCATGTGTTAATCCAGTTAAAAAGGTCTAGTTCGTTATTTCTCTATATACTATAGACACAAAATAAAAAAAATAAAAAACCATTTACCCCCCCATTAAGGAACATTTGTTAAATAACTCTGTAGTAACATAAGTGAAAACAGTAGTGTTACCTATTATGTTACCCTAAAAGTTTATATAAATAAGGGTGTTTAGGGCAAAGTAACACGGGTAACACGGGTAACGGCATTTTTTTTCAAAAAATATTTTTTTATTTCTAGCTCTATATAATATAGGCAAATAACTACAACAAGTGCCAAGAGTTCCGAAAACGGCCATCATTATGCTCTTTTTGCTTCTCTAGCATCTGTTCAGCATCTTTGCGATTTGTCACGTTATTCGTGATCCGATGTCCAGCCGCCTCGATGTAATACAAGCGTTTATTGTCAAAGCCTTTTATTTCTTTGATGACAAATGCGTCAGCCAAAGTCCTTACACTCTTTCTTCAACATTTCTAATACTTTGGTGAGCGCATCAACAGCGCCTACATTGTGTGACGCCTCTTCAGGTGAGATCTGCGGACTATTAATATTGATCTGTTTATAACTTAGTATCTGCTTTTCCACGTATTCGGTTATTATTTCTATTTTAAGACTAAGCTTTCCCATGTGTTTCATGGCCTGTGTATGGTTGCCCACAACTTTTGGGTCAATGTTTTTTATGTCCATCTCTATCCTCATTTAAAATCATGTCCGCTAAGTTTTCAAAGTCTTGCGCGATGTACACTATATTTGTGTATTGTATATACTTAGCTATTTTTATTATTTTCTTTGTTTCATCGTCGTCGGGGAGCAAGCCGCGCTCCCCGTATGTTATTATATAGCGTAGGACCTCTTCCACTAGAGTCCTAATACTTCCCGTAGAATAGTTGTGGGCACGGGGCTTTCTGCATCAATTTTACCTATTCGCAATGTAACATATCCATCATCATCTATTTGGATATATGATACATCGTCTGACACAGTATTCAAAGCATTGGTTAGATCATTCCATGTCATCTTTGATTTCCTCTAGAACAACATCAGTATATCCCTGAGCAATCCATTCGTCATAGTGCTCTTTTGCTCTCTCGTAGCTGATGTAGTAATCATCACAGGCACCTACCCAAACTACATACTTCCATTTATTCATCGTCTTCCTCCATACTTATATGTCTATCAATTTCGTCAATCGCGCCTTTTAGTTCTTTAACGGTGGCGTGTATATTAGACGGATCCTGTCGGGCTTCAGGACAATTACGCAGCGTGTCGTAAGAGTCCTTTATTAAGCGCAGTAAAACTTTCTTAGCTATCCT